CTGTCGTTCGTTGGTGAATAGGTCGGCTACCTTAATAAGTGCAGCGCCTTTTAATACACGCGGCATGTTGGCGGCGAGGTATCCGGTTTTAAATGTTATGCGGATCTGGTCGGCTTCGATGCTGGTTAAGGTTGTTATCAGGAACTTTGAGAACCAGTGCCCGGTTACCTTATAATCGGTGGCCGGAATGTCGGACCATGTTGCGCCAATCTTCTTTTCGATTTTGGTAACTTCGATTAGCGGCGACTGGTTGATATACCACATTGCCGGGGCTGAGTTTTCTAAATCGAATTCGAGCACGTTGGTAGTTTCCAATACATCGCTATTGGTGTCGGCTTCGAGCTTCTCGAGGGCAATGGCTACCAGCGAAGTAATATAGGTATCATCGGCGGTGAAATTGCTTTCGATTTGTAGCTGTGCCTTTGCTTCTGCAAGGGTTATGGGTGTGCCGGTTTTGGTTTTGGTGGGTATGCCTAAAAGTTCCATGTTTCAAGTTTCAAGTTTCAAGTTAACCCCAGGCGGTGCCTGAGTAGCGAAGCGTATCGAAGGCAAAAAAGAAAGGAGCGGGGATAGTCCCGCCCCTTTTTATGGTTTTACATTTTGGTCAACTACTAGGTAGCTGCATCCAAGTCGGGAGATTTCACAAATGCGCCTGAATCGCGGCAAACGATACCAGCCAATTTATTAACGGTGGTGCGGATCTGTCCTTTTTCCTGAAGGGTATAAGGATCGATCAACAATTCGAGACCGCCGTACATTCCGATAAAGATTTCGGACCATGCGCCATAAATTACATACTGCTGGTTTGTTCCATCGGCGAACAAAGTAGAGTAGTAAATATTTGCTCCGTCGTGGGTCAATCCTATGCCGTTGTTTCCGGTCATTGCTGCAAGGAATTTGCCTGAACCTGCATCGAGCTTAACGGCTTTCAATCCGAAGAATGAACCGCGATCCATTGCGAAAGCTCCATCAACTTCGATGGCTGCCATCAGTGCATCTAAACCAACTGCGGTTAATGCGCCTGCGGTAACTGCGGTAGCGGCGGCCAATGCGGCGGCATATACTGCGGCGGTCAATTTACGATCTACTGACTTCACCATATCGGCCAAAATTGCGGCGTGTACGGTTGGGTTTTCCTGTGCCAACAGTTCCTTACTCCATGTTTCGGTGATACCGTAACGTTCGGGCGACATAGTGACATAAGTAGGGATTGAAGGTGTGCCTGTAATTGCGGCTTCTTCAGCATATTTAGCAGCAACGTCGGCGGCTTTCTTTGCCAACTGGAACGATCCCTGAAGACCTGGAAGAATAGTACACCCCATTGACTGGAATAATGGCTCTTTACCCAAAATTGAAATGCCAAGCTGTGGGGCTAACGGTGTTTCGATATTGGTGGCGTTGGTAGTGGTGTTTGCTGCACGCTGAGAGAATGGGATCAATAAACCTGAAGAAGAAACGCCACGGCTCAATTCCTGATGCTGTTCGGCTTCCATTCCGGTTAAAGCGGCTTCGCCACCTTTTGCAAATTCGCGGATCGCTTTCGATACGTTGTAATCTTTGCTGGCGCGTTTGATTACTTCAGGAGCGGGATTTGAAACGTTGCGAACTTCTACGAATTCGGCGTTTTCAATTTCAGCGTCGAGGGCTGTTACTTCCGATTTCAGGGTGGTGAATTCGGTGTTTTCTTCCGGAGTGACGGCGCGGCTGGCGGTTGTTGCACCGTCCAAAATGGCTTGCATCCGTACGACTTTTTCGGAACGTTTTAATTTCAGTTCGTCTGATCGTTTCATGGATAAAATATTTTTTAAGATTTAAGATTTCAAGTTGTTTAAGTAATATGTCGGAGTTAATTTCTGGCTCTGGCTTCGACTTGCTGGCTTCGACTGCTTCGCGCTCAGCCACCGTTGCATCACTGATCATTTCCAAAGCGCGTTTTTTGATGGTGGTGTTGGCGAATGCTCCATCGAGTACAATGGATACATCGTACAGGTCGGCGATATCGGTAACGGTGCGGACTGGTATTTCTCCGGAGCTGTCGTACTTAACTCCGTTAGGTGCGATGGTGTAAATAAATGAGCACTCGAAATAGTCGCCGCGTGCGATAAGCACGGCCATGTCGCGGCCCAGGTTGGTATCTGGTAATTCAACTATGGCTTTTAATCCTTTATCGTCGGTGCTTAATTGCAAGGTGCCCGACTTGTTGCGGCCCAATAAGCTATCGCGGTCGTGGTCGACTGTTGCCAGGCAATTTAAACCGGGATCGGCTAATACGTTGGTCAATGCTTCGGGTGCGATGATCTCATAAAAGACTTCGCCCCATTCGCGGATTAACTTTGATTGCTGGTTGAATACTACCGGGTAAAACTCGAGATAGTTTTTATCTTCTTCTTTGCGTATGCTGGCACCGGCTTCGTTGGAGCGGGCGATTAGTTTTGTTTTCATGGTTGTGGTGGTTGTGTGTTGTTGTCTTTATTGGTTTTTAAAGTCGGATCTACTTTTTTAAGTGTGTTGTATTCGGTGTATTTTTCGAGCGGGATGTATTGCGCCTGCATAAAGTGCATGTTTCCGAATTCGCCCGGGATGGTTTTGTTGCCCAGCTTGCGCGCGGCTTCGTTCGGGGTCATCATGCCGTTAACTACCTGCTCTTTGGTGGCGGCTACCTTCTTTTGGTAGTCCATGCCTATCACTACTGAGGTATCGAATTCGATCTGAAAACCTTTATTCAGGATTTCGTCGCGGGTGAGTAGCTTGCTTGTGAGTTCGGAAATGTAAATAGCTACTATTGGCCCGATGGTATTGGTGCGGAATAGGGTTGTGAGCTGTTCGATATCGAGCTTTTCGGCTGAACCATCGAGCATAAACAGCGGGATTCCGTGGGCTGCTGCGATTTCTTCGCGGGCATAACCCAGGGTATCTATCAATTGAGCATCGGCAAACTGTACCGCAATTTTTTGCAGCTTCGTAAATGCCGGTAGCATGATTGGTTTACCGGCGTTTTCAGGTCCACCACTTGCGGCGAGGAAAGCGTCGCGGGTTTCTTTTACTACTTGCTGAGCCGATCCGGAAAGGTTGCCGGGTATATCGGTTTCTAAGGCTATCGGGCTGGTCGCATTGTTTTTGTAAAAGTTATCGATGGTGCTGGTTGCACGTTCGTTAATGTTGGTTTGCCGTTTCAGGGCTTCGAGGGTTGATAGTCCGATATATCCATCTTCAGAAATATTCCGGAAGTGAAGCAGGTCGCCCGCCTGTATAGGCGCTGAGCTGTTGCCTTTGGTGTCAGTTATCTGGTAGCTTATTATTTCGCCGTCGACAATATTAACCGATTCGAGGCGTGAAGGGTGTATAATTTCGAGGCGTGTGGGGAAAGCGTTTGAATCTTTATGAACGCGAACCAGACCGTTACCAAATTTAGAACGGTGATACTCAACGGTTGACCAAAACTGTTGCGAGTTTTGCGAACCATTTGGAGCATAGCGCAATAAGTAATATAAACGATGCTGAGTAAGTTCGAGGCGGCCCATGCTGTTATCGGCAAAAATGCTGATCGGCATACGGCTGATATTTTCGCAAAGTATTCGATAACAAGTAAATACGGTGGATATGTTTTCGGGGATTCCGGTAACTCCGTTTTGTTCAAGGCTTTGCATTTGCGTGCCAAGCTTGACAGTGGATGAGAATTTATTATAATTCAGGAGGTATGCAAAGAAGTTCATGCGCGCTTTTCTGTAATATGTTGGCGGCGCGTTGTTGCCTTCGATACGCTTCGCTACTCAGGCAACGGCCAACTAATTACCGGCGCTGGGTGAGCTTGTCGAACCCGCCATCAGGTCGGCGAAGAATGCGGCGGTTTGGTCGTGGTTGTTTTCGAGCCAGGCGGCAACGGCCATAGCGAATGCAACCGGACCGTCAACCGAATCGAGCGATTTGTTTTTCATGATTTTGATGTTTCCGTTTCCGTCTTTGTAAAGTACGATGTTCCGGAACATCCATCGCATGACTGGATTATCAGACATATCAAGGGACTGCTCGAAAAATATTTTTTCGATGTACCTCAACGGAAAGTTGTACCAGATGGTTGTTTGGTTGAAGTGGTTACAATTGATATACAACTGGCTTTGGATTTCAGGAATGATAAACCCTGAATTCCATTTATCGTAGTTGATTTGTCGAATTTCAAAAACAGTGTTCCAGTATTTAATTCGTTCTAAAATTAGTGTTTGGTCTATTGTTGGCGTGGGATGTTCGATGATGTGGCCTTTTTCTATCCATGCGCCCAAATCTATGCCACTATTCCGCACGCGCTTAACTTCGTTCTGTGGAAAATAAAATTCAGGAATAACCCTGAAGCGTTGGGAAACCTCATCGAACCAAATCAGAACGATGCTTGCAATGTCTCGGGTTGATGATAAGTCGATACCCATGTAAGCGATTTGGCGACCGGTTGGAGCTGGTGCCGGATGGAATGCGGTAATGTAAATATCATCGGGTATCCACTGATCCTGATTATCGAGGTACCGGTTAAGGTTCTTAGTAATGAAATTATTTTTCTCGGTGATGGTTAGCTTCGCTTTTTCCCATTCTTTTTGCAGGGCATCGAGCCTGATGGTTACGCCAATATTCGGATTTGCTTTTATCCAACAGGTTTCATCCTCGGTTTCATCCTCATCATCGAGGCAATAAAGGGCGTAAAAGGTAATATCATCTTCCAGAATTCCTTCGAGTACCTGCTTTGCAGTTTCAACCATCAGAAAAAATGGATAGTCTTTATTAAATCCGGCGGTACTGGTGATTAACCCCAGGGGATTGTCGCGGCTCATGGTACCCGATTTCATTACATTGTAAAAATCGAGGGTTTTATGTGCGTGCATTTCGTCCAGGATAAACACAACCGGGTTGAGTGAATCGTTTGCATCTGGCTTGTTTGCCAATACTTTTAAAATTCCTGAACGCTTCGGGTAAATAATTTGGAACTGCTGCACCTTCAGCCTGGACCGCATGGCGGGCGAATTCTTAATCATGTTCTTAACATACCTCAAACCCTGCCCGGCTTGTTCGCGGGTGGTGGCGCATAAGTAGGCTTCGGGGTCGGCTTCTCCGTCGTAAATCAACATGTAAAGCTGGATGGCTACTGAAAAAACTGTTTTACCGGATTTTCGGGCGGTATAAATCAGCGCGTAACGGTAGCGACGTATTCCGGTGAGATAGTACCAGCCAAATATTTCGGAAAGTATCCAGGCTTGATAAGGCGAAAGGGTAAATTGTTTGTACTTCTGACCGATCTTAATGCGAAGAAATGAGAAGAATTTGAAAACACGGGCAACTGCTGAAGAATCAAAACGGATATCATCGCGGCTTTGGTCCTTCCGGCTTCGCTGTACCGCTTGTTGTATGTACTTCGAGGCTGTGATCGTGCCGCTCTCTACGTCGTTCATGTAGCTTTGTGCGGCTTTTGTCGCTTCGAATATGTACCGGTCGGTCGGATCGGATGGTGCCGTCTTGCGGGTTGAAAGCTTTTTCATTAGTCATCGAGTCCATCGTCTTTTTTTACTTCGAGTTTCAGGTTAAGGCGATCAAGTGGAGACATCCCCAGCTTTGCCGAAATGTTCATGATGGATCTGGTCATCTGGTCCATCGTACTTACTGAATGATTTTTTTGTTTGACCTGTTTTTCCTTATCAACAAAGATCATTACTCCATTTTCTTTAATATCCCAAAAAGCCATATGCTGAACCTCAACACACATGACCATGGATTCAATCAGAATGTCATTAACCTTTTCATACCTCCCGGCTTTGGTTAAGTCGGATGTAATTTTTCGGCTTTGGTTAATCAGCGCGGTAATTGTTTCCGGAGTTCCTTTAAAAGTAATTCCGTTCCGGCTGATGAATGTTTCTATGGTCTTTTTATTGATCGACATTTGATGTATTTTATATGTGTTTTGTACACACTTTAAACCTGTTAATTAATTATTATTCAAAATAATAGAAACTTTACCCCCCTTGCTTGCATCCCTTATGGCCCCCGGTATGTTCAACAATGACAAAAAAAAAGTTCTTGATGAAAACCCAGGAATGCTAAATGAATTCACTGGGGAAGAGCAGTTGGACTGGATGATTAGTAAATACATAATTGAACTTGTAAACTTAAAAAGAGAACAAGGTAAAAACAGAAACTTAACAAAAGCAAAAGAGGTATGATATGGATTCAAATACCGGTATATCGAGTATTGGAAATAGTGTAAAGTACCCAAA